ATACCTCGTCGGATGGGAACATCTCGTCATGGTATTTATCGTAGAACCCTGCGCCTAAGCCGCACGGTTTATTTCGTCCGGTGGACATGCGTATATATTCCGGCAGTAGCCAGTGCGCGACTCCGTATTCGTCGCAGCGTAGATAATGATCATCGGCTTTTTTGCCGGTGATTTTTTTGAGAGAGTACCGCGCTGTATAAGCGGCGGTTGCATAGTTGAGTTCTTGGACAGTTGAGAAGCCGAACGGCCAGAGTTTGTCCAGCGATTGTGAGGTGTATGTGTAGAAGCCCTCAGTGTCTTTCCACATTTTCTGATCAGAAAATTGATGGTTGAATAGACACAGATGGTAGTGGGGTCTTTGGTTTTCGTCGCCGTATTCGCCACAGTAGAAGTAGCGAATTTTATAGTCGGCGGTTTTACGCAGCCGTCGGATGAATTTTGAGACATCCGAGGGCCGCAGAGAATAGTCTGCGGGGATGAAGTGACCTGCTCGGTATTGTTCGGCGGTGCATTCTGAAGGGTCGCGATAGGTAAGAGTAGCAAAGCAGTTACCATTTTGATCAGCATACATGTGCGATTCGTGGACGATTCTGATAGCCCACATGAGAGAATGATCGAGGCGACAGCCAAGGCACTGACCGCAAGCCACTTCCAGTGTTTGCGCAGTGCCTGTTTTATTGAATGTAAGTCCACCGGTTTCTATATCCTTATAGCCCTTTAAGGGGGTGAAGCATGGCATTTTATAGCCGATAGCCACCGCGTGCAGTAGTGGAATTGTTTTTTGGATGCACTCCAGCGTTACGCTGGAAGTTGCGTTTGGATTTTTTCTTCGAAAGTTTATGTCGTCTCATTTTGAGCCTCCGATTCGAAGTTGCATAGAGAATCTATGTTGCGTGTATTTTCTGACAGAATTTGGCCGGTTGTCGTCAGTGTTACATACGTGTCTGTGCCGTCTGTACCGCATTGAAGCTGGATCGTGCTACACGCAGAGAGAGAGGCTAGCGCCATTGAAAGCACGACCAACAGGCCAATGATTATTGATTTTGAGTATTTGTGGTTTTTTTTATTCTTTCCAGTCTGAAGACGGCGAGAGAGAAAGAATATTTCGCCGTCGAGATCTCGACGGCTATTTTTTTGGCTTCTGGTCATTTGTCCGGGAGAGTACCCATTTGCCGGGCATGACGCAAGCTTTATGATCCGGACTAGGGTAATTTTTCGGACTTGGGACCAGTGCGCCAGTTCCATATCAAGTATAGGGGAACTGAGAAGGCCCCGGAGGGGGCCTTTTTTGTTCTCAGACGAGCTGAGAGCGTCTAGGGGACGGGGGGAAAAGACGAACCGCCAGGCGGTTCCGTTTCTTTTTCTGCTGGTGGTGGGGTTGACGTTTCGCCTCCTGCTTTATTTTCTGGATCCGGTTCGGATTTGGATTCAGGAGGGGTTTTCCCGGAGGCGTCAATATTTTGCCGCCCGGGTTTTGCCAGCATGGGTAGTTTCTTCGCGAGGTCCTCGGCATTAGCCGGATCGTTAACGTAGTCGAAGAAGTCCGCAGGGGACTGATTGAACTCTCTACGGAGTTCTGAGGGTAGGGCGTCGAATACTTCGCGCCCTTTGGTGAGCATTAGTGTTGATTGCAAAAAATCGAAGTCGGCGAAATCGCCGTATTGACCTTCGTATTTTTGCAGGTGAGACATTGTGCCCGCTTTTTGTGCGCGGGATAGCATTTTGACGATGTCGGTCTCGTCTTTAAATGCTTGTTTGGTTCGTCCGTCTAAGTATATAGGTTGAACGAGACGACCTTTTTTATCGTGGGTTCCGTGTGTTTGGAGGCTCATAGTTATTCCTTTATTTCGCGTCCGAATTTAACTCGAATGTCGGCTTTTTCGCCGCGTTCGAGTATGTATTGTTTAATTTTGGCGGGCATTTTGGACCATTGTTCGGAGATTTGTTGCACCGCGCTATTCGCAGACGATGCTGCTTTATTTATATCGCGCTTGAGTTGGTCCCACATAGAAGGCCAGTCGGATTGTTTTATGTCTTCCAGCCAGTTACCGACTTTTGCACCGATAGACGAGACGGGTGCGATCGCACCCGCTTGTGCGTTTGTTAACTCGGTGCGTGCCTCGATGTTTTCGACTTCTGCATCCATTATGCGTCGGCTTCTATTAATAGATTCAGCCGTGTTGGCGCCTTCCTGGGCGCCTTTTACACCGGCTGCGCCGACGTTACCCATCGTCGCCATAGCGCCGGCGGGTGTGGATGCGTCGAATTGTCCCGCGAGGATTGGATTTAGTCCGCCTGCTTTCAGGTCGGACATACGGCGTTGAATCGCCGTTGACGACATTCGCTCTTGGAATTGTCGTTGTTTGAGGGCTTCTTGGCGGTTTTGAGCATTAGCTCGAGATTGACCGCGCGCCGAAAATAGTCCGCCGATAACGGCGGACGCTATTTCGCCGATGAAGCCTCGTTGTTTTTTTGGACCGTTAAAGTTATTCATTAGAAACGGTCTATGTTGCCGGGTACGCCGAACATTGGTAGTGGTCGAGCGGCCCGGACTTCGTGATAGAAGTCCGCAAAGAATTGCGGTTGCGTTGGAACGGCGACTGCTCTATCGAGCGGGACGCCGGTATTGGCTTGGATAAAAGTATTACCAAGTACAGGGAGGGTTGCGAAGTCTTCGCTAAGATGCCAGGAGGCAAGTGTTCCCGTTGCGTCAGGACGCATAAGGGATGTCAGTTTTGAATTGAGAAATCTGTATTCGTCGTACCGGCCTTGATACCCGAAAACGAGTTCATCGTTTGCGGAGCCGTCCGACCAGATTTCTTTGTTGAGTACAGATTGTTCGCCGATACCGGCGAGCACAGGATAGAAGAAGTCATAACGCGTAGATTTCGACCAGTAACGGTCGATTCCTTGCGAGTAAGAAATGTCACCACGGATGTTTCCGAGGATGATTACCACTCCGTGTTCGACAAAAGATTTTGTCCACGAGTGAGTTCCGGAAACAGTTCCATTTGCCGCAAGGTTTCCAACCTTGTCATTTTCGGTTGGTGTAGTTTGCGCGTTGAGCTGCGCGACAGGTGAAAGTGATATAACCGAGCTTCCTCCTCCAAGGAATTCAGCTCGTTGGAGTCTGAAATCAGGGGAGGTAACTCGCCAGTGCGCTTTGAGTGCTTCAACATAACGTGTGCCTGATCGCGCGTCGCGCTCCAGTAGTTTTTGCGTTTGGAAAGCCAAACGTAGATCGTTAATTGTTGCAGAGGTTGCGGCTGACAGATCAGCACGCATGAGAGAGACGAGCGGATCGCTCGTGGCGTCGGTCGTTTCCATTCGATAGTCGATGGTATTTAGATCGAGTCGTGCCGAGAACGGATATACGCGTTCGCTAACCGCGTCTCGGACAGTATCGTTGGTGTTACCACCGAAGGTAGATGTATCGATCAGACCGAAGCCTGTAATGGGGGCGGATACGCCCAAGGGTAGAGATACGGCAGTACTGCCTTTTTGCGGCCAAGGAAGGCACGACGTGAAATAGTCGGCCCTTTTGCCGCGTTTTAATGGTGGATCACCGAAGCCTGCTTGAGAATTTGAATCTGGACCGTCGTCCAGTTGGAAGCCTTCGGAGTCCTGTAGATTTTCGTCGCGAAACCATTCGTCCCATATTTTGCGATAGGCCCGAAATGGTAGCGCCGAGACGTCGGTAGAATTTGCGACGTCTAGATTAAGAGGTAAGCCGAAATGATCGGCTAAGTCGCCTTCAACAAGTGTTCCGGATGCGCCGATTACCGGGATAGTGAAGTCGATGCTATCGCCCGGATCATCCTGGGCGCCATGAAATTTTTCATGTTTTGCCCAGATTGTTCGATACGGTACGAAGAACGCGAACGTTTCGAACCGTAAGTTATCGAGTATCGGGCGAAGCATGGTATTGAGTCGTAGAAAGAACGACGTTTTGAAGGAGAATGTATCTCCGGGGATGATGTCAATCGGCTGACAGATTGGGTACAGCAAGTCAGCATCGATGACGGTCTTGTGTGAGTGCGACAGGTTAAAGCTCGAACGAGGAACTTTTTGTGTCGGTACTTGTGAGAATTTATGCTGACTGCGCATCAGGAATGCTCCCTATTATTGGATTGGTTTTTTCGGCTCTTTCTAGGGCCGTCATTTCGAGGCCCGTCGCGAGACATTCGTTTGTCTCGTCGACGAGTAAGCCGTTTAAGTCGTCGAAGATACCCAGTCGGAATAGAGAATAATCCTCCGGGTGTTCGCCGCATGGATGTTTGTGGTCGTTACAGATGTTTTGAAATTCGCGCATTATTTCGCCGTCGCTCCGCGCGAATGTTGGTTTTTGGTAGACACCTGAAGCGGTGTCATAAATGGAATACAGTTGCATTTTCATTTACAGATTCCTTGGAGTTTTTCGCGCTAACGCGCATTTGTATTTTTGTTGGAGCCGTTCGGGAGTAAAGTCCCCGCGATGGGATTTGTAGAATTGTTGCCGCAGTTCTTTAACTGTGGCGAGTATAGTTGGGTCGTTACTTTTAAGTATCGTTTCATAGTAGCGAGGGACTTTCTGGATAACGCCTTTCCCCGGAACGGATACCTCGTCGGATGGGAACATCTCGTCATGGTATTTATCGTAGAACCCTGCGCCTAAGCCGCACGGTTTATTTCGTCCGGTGGACATGCGTATATATTCCGGCAGTAGCCAGTGCGCGACTCCGTATTCGTCGCAGCGTAGAT